AAGTTTCTTAACTTCATATCCCTCGTCTTCTCTAATTTTTCTATAATAATCTCTTTGATACTTCTTAATTCTATCTCTGTGTTTTCTGTTGACTTTACTGTGAATCCTTCTTCAACCTCTAAAGCATATCTAAAATCTGGGCCAATATCTATTCCAATTCCAGTTGCAGGTACTAGTTGAAACATATCTAAATCTGTTGTTGCTGCAGCTGATGGTTGTGGTTTATATCCTAATGCTTGAGATATATCATATATATTTTGAGTTTCTTCTGCATGTAATAGCATAGATTCTCTAAGTTGATTATCAATATATAATGATAAAACGTCTCCAACATACGCGGCCATTTCTATAAACATCATTCCTGGGGATGTTTCATTAAAATCATTATACGTATCAGGAAAATATATTTTTGCAAAATTTTGGAGCTTATCTCTAAATTGAGAAAAATCTTTATTTAAGTATTTTACTTCTTTTTTTACTAATGCCATTATTCTGTCCCTATCACTACGACTATAGACTCTTCATCAAACCTATTTCCTTTCAATGAAAAATCTATCTGTATTTGTACTCCGTTAAACCTATCGCTAAAACCATGTTGGACGTCTGCTACTCTTACGTCTAATAATTTAACATCTATATATGGTAGCCAATATTCTATTGCTTCATGTATTTCACCTTCTATTTTAGCCAACATTTCTGGAATATTGTTATCAAACAAAAAATCGTATATTGAAGTACCCAACCAAGGTTGAAAAGGTCTTTCTCCTTTTCTTGTTAAAACTAAATTCTTAAGATTGGCCTTTGCCGCATCGATTGTTAAGTATGTCTGCGGGAATGGTATACCATTAGCTCTAACAAGTGGAAGGTCAATTCCAACTGCTACATGGTTCTCCTCATCTACCGGATTAACCCTAAATATTTCTCTTGGTGGTATTGCCATTGTTTACTACTTTTTCTTTTTGTCCATTGCCTTTACTAAATCAGTATAGTCTCTAGTTAGCGCTTTTTCTAAATTATTATCTACTTCAACATGTTGTCTATCCTTTGGTATCATTTGTTGAATAGTTGGAGCGGCTTGCGATACATCACCATATCCCATTTTACTAGCTAAACCAGCCATTGCATCTGTTCTATTAAATGGTTTGTCACCCATGGTTTTCCATTCATCTTTTGATGCAGCTGTTTCATTTAATATTTTATTAAGAACAGGGTCTTTTGAAAAAGTAAAGTCTTTCTTTTCTTTTTTCTGTGTTCCTTGTTCATGTGGATTTTCGGGCGCATTTGCTATATCTACCAACTTCATGCCATGGCTAATACCTTCCTTTGTTAAAGATTTTTTACCTAAAGCCGCCTTAAGTTCTTCACGAACTACAATTCTAACTTCTTCACGGACTGCTTCTTTTATTATTTCTACTAATTTGTTTGTTTTTTTCATAATTTACCTCATTTATTCTTATATAAATATCTTAATCATAACATTTTTGTTGTTATGGACGTTATTCGTTACAACCATGCGGGCACTGGAACTGGTGGTACTCCTGGCAGAACATGTGTTCCTGTCATGAACCAAGGCATCAATAAATTTCCAAACTGCATTCCCATTGTATTATAGTTTTCAGTATTATCTCCCATTGGAAAAGCTCCATCTATTGGTGGTGGTCCTGCTGGTGGCACTGCTGCTAGAGCTGGACCTAAAAAACCTGGTGCCATTGTTGCCGCAAATAATTGTATTCCTGACTTTAACATATTTCCTGCATTATCTGTATCTGGTGTCCATCCCATTAACGCACCTGCCATTGCTGATTCCGCAGCAGACAACATTGATGAAGGTGCTGGAGCCATAACTCCAACTGCACCTGCTTTTATTGCCTTTGCCCATGCTTTTCCTGCATCTCCCTGCTTTTCTCCAGCTGGGACAGTATCTCCGAATTCTGAAGAATATATTCCTGCAAACGCTGGGACTATAAAAGGCATATATGTCTCCTAATTAGATTTAGTACAATAACTATTTTCACTTAATATATCTGGTGCTTTTGATTTTAGACTTCCATATTTACCCGAGTTTATTGGAGGTCCACTTGGTCCACATGGTGTTGGGTGAGTTTCTGCCATTAGTGTATCACATAATTCTTGCATCCAATCGACTAGTGTTTGACCTAATGCTACAGGTTCTGCTTCGTCTGTTGATGCATTTCCGATATAAATTTTAGGTGAATCAATAATTGCATGGACATCTGCATCTATATTAAATGTTCCTTCTGTTGAAAATCCTACGGAAACCTTTGCTGTTCCTAATATACTATCTGTTTTTGAATTAAATACTATTCTATCTGAATTTATTATTATTTGGGGCTTTTCATGTATGTCTTGTTCTTCTGGCGGTTCACTATGATGATATGAATCTTTATTTTTACTTGCAATCTCTAAAGGTATCTTTTGACCTGCACACATTGTTATCTGTGACATATCTCCAGCTGCAGTCCAATCTTCTAAGTGATAACCTTCTCCTGTGTCTGAGACTTTATTATATCCATTTTGTATTGTAATTATTGGATCGCCTAATTTTTTATTTTCTGAATATAGATTAGGGTCTCCATTTACTGGATCTGCTGTGGATCCTAGTCTTATTGAATTTCCCCATCGACCTTCAATAATAAAATCTCCTTCATACGGTTGAAGTTTTCCGATCTCAACTGGCTTAAATGAATTTCCATATGTCGGTGATACAGGCTCAGCATCTCCTTTATGTCTATTAAAATCAAACGGTACCATTAATCGTCTCTTTAATGCATAAGAAGATGCTGGTAAACCATTTTCATTTGTATCATCCCATACACTTACTGGAAAAGGTAAATAATACATTGCAGTTGCAGCAGTATTTACTTGTGAAGTTGCACAAAAACCTACACAACAAATAACGGTTTCTCCAATTAAAGGATATTGTGCAATGTTTGGAAATGCAGGTGACATCCAATTTAAGGAATGGTCACTTTGGTTTTGTTGGGAAGACATTCTAACTAACGCTTTACCAACGCCATTTCCTTCATCTGTATATTCTGGATGATCTTCGTCTAATATTATGTCTATAACTTCTCCAGCTTCTAATGGAGCTGAAGGAGCATTTGAATTTTGAGAACCTGTACTTCCTCCTGTTGAAATAGGTGCCATCTATTTATCCCTAGTTTTTTCTTCAAGAGCTTCAATAGAATCCATCAACTGTTTCTTCTCATCATCACTTAAACTAAAATCTCCACCATCTTCTGTAGATCGAGTCTGGGCTCTCTGTATTATTCCTGCCATTTTTATTAAATGGTCATCGTTTTTTAGAGATGCATCTATATAGTCCTTTATTAGTGGAACTATAACTGTAGCATCTGTCATATTCTTAATTAGTCCTTTTAGTTGACCAATCAGTGTATTTATCTGTTCATCTTTCTTTATTGAATTCTGATAAATCTCTGAGAATAGGTTTGAAAGGGTTTTACCCTTAAATATTTCATCATCAAACATATGATTTCTCCTAACATTTTATTACTACTATATATAAATATATCGGAGCTACTAAATAAAAATTGCCCTAGCACATTAAGTACTAGAGCAATTATTATATAGTTAGTTAAGTTGTTAAACTAATTATTTCTTAATAAAGAATGATGTTAATAATACTAATACAATTAACCCTACAAATCCACCTTCACCTAGTGAAGTGATAAGTGCAGTTAAGTTAGCTACTACATCCATTCCAAATACGGCACCACCTGTTAAGATGTACCAAAGAATTGTTACTGGAAGAACAGCCATTAAAACAGCTCCTAATCCTCCAACGAATCCTGTAATCATTTTAATTACGTTATCCATTTTTATTTCTCCTCTTGTTAATAATTACCCACTAGCAATGTAAGTTTATTAAATTAAATTAGAAACGGTATGCCAACCCTAAGTTGAACGTACCTTCTCTATCTCCGTTATCGTCTTCTTTAAGACCCATACTGTAGTTAGGTTCTATTGCTAGACCTTTCCACACATTAAATGAATAACCTATACCTAATGTTAAGTTGTCCATCATCTCTTCCGTTGGTGCTTGAATTGAAACGTACATGTTCGCGTTCCAATTATAACGACCCCAAAGGTCGTAAGTGTTGTCGCCTAATGAGTCCTCTCCAGCTGAAATTAAACCAACAGTCCAGGTATCGTTTACTGCGTATCCGATTCCCATATTGTCAGTTAAGCTCGACATTTCCCATTCAGCTCCGTCTTCTGCTGCGACGTAAGTCGTCACAACCATGAAGTTTTGTGCTGATGCAAACATTGCTACACAAGCCAATGTTAATGTTAAAAATAATTTTCTCATAAAATTTCCTCTCTCTTTTTACTTTGTCTTAATACTTGTTTGCTAGTGAATTTTGTGGCACTATTGCCTTGGCACTATTGCCAATTGTCAGAATTAAATATAACCTTTATTGTTTCAAATTTTTAATTCCGGCATTTCTATAAACATCAAAAGCTTCGGCATATTGATTCTTGATTTGATTGACAACCTTCGTTATATACTGAGTCCTAGTGTTTGTCATTTCTCGTATCATTATGTATAAAGCTTTTTTGTTAAAATTTTCTATATTTGCTCTTTCTCTAAATAATTGTAAAACCGCATATGCTATTTTCCTATCACGGTCACTCTTAAATAGTTTTGGTATTCGTGTATCGTAGTAATCAATAAAGGATTCCATAAAACTAAACTGTTGGTCGGTAAAGTCTTGGCGAGAGCTTTCTGCAGTTACGTCTCTCTGTGTATCTATTGCCAATACTGGTGCTTTTTCCTTCATTGCTTTATAATTTTTATTGTTGTTTTGTATTAAATAGTTTTTTGCAACAATGCTAAAATATGAAAACGCTTTACCTTTTCCTTCTTGAAATTTTGGTAATTTTTCCAACATAAATGCAACTACTTCGTGCTTTAATTCTCTTGAACCATAATCAAAATAATAAAACTTAAATGTATGAATTATATTCTCTGAAAGTTTGTCTAGTGCATAATGTATATGTTCATTGAAAACTTTATTTCGCAAGTCTTGGTCAGATTCACCATTATATGCAATGATTGCAGCTTCTGTTATTGGTGTAAAATACATTCTATTTTTTCTAGGTCTTCCTCGTCTACGCTTTCCGTTTGCTAATTCTGCGGCTAGCCTTCTTTCTTCATCTTGTTGTTCTTTTAATTCACGATAAAATTTTTGTACTGGTGATTCTTTTAGTGGCATAAGCATTATACTAGTTTCTCAATAGAACTAACGGTATCTTTTATTTGATTAAATACTTGACCAACTTCATCATCATCTTGAAACATGTGTTTACTATCCAATTTCTCAATTGTCTCTAAAATCTGTTTTATTTCTGATTGGGTTGTGAGTAGCCATTCATCCGCCTCTTCTATTTGTTCTTCATATCTTTCTAGTTTTTTTAATAAATTAAATGTTGAATATCCTAACACTATAGATAATAGTGATAGTAAAATTATAGTAATTATCACTTCTTGTCTCCAAATAAATCTTTGAATAAGTCTTGAGCACTCTCATTTGCAGAACTTATTTTTGGCTGGGTCTTAGGCTTTGACCAATTCTTCTTTGGTTGTATAAGTGGTTTAGTCTTATTGGCTTGTGTTCCACGTCTCCAATCTTCAAACTCAATCATTGATGCCATGTGGTCGGCTTGATGTAATAGTAATGGCATATGGTTCTTTAACTTTCTATCTTTATCCCAAGTCTTAAGATATGCTGCATTTCCTTCATCATATAGTCCATCGTGAACCATTATTGCAATCATTTCATTTTGAGAATAAGTTATTCCAAATTCTTGAAGTAGCCAAAGACTTCTATGTGGTACTGACATATTCTGAATTTCAGGATTGATATTGTATATCTTGCCTTGATTCTTTCTATGCCATTCACTTTGGTTTGGTACATAATAATCATGAGTCTTGTCGCCAAGTTTTCCTAAGTCATGGTTAAGTGCAGCAAACATCAATTCTTCAATCGTATAACCACTCATATCTGCTTCCATTTCTCTCCAAAGACCATATAGATGTTCTGAGCATTTAATAACTCTTAATACGTGGTCAACATATCCTCCTATAAAGCAATTGTGAAAGTGTTCAGTACCAGATGCTGGTGCAAACATCATTCGATCTTGAAAGCCTTCATACATGGCTAATAATTTTTGTCTTCTATTTCCTCGAAACTTTTTGTTAATGACCTCCATAAGGTCTTTCCAATTAGTTGATAAGTTTTCTTCTGTTAAATTCATATTTTTAATTTTTATCCTATAGTATCTATTACACCTAATTCTAATGCTTCATCTGCAGAGATATAGAAGTCTGATTTCATTTTATCTTCCCACCATTTTGATGGTTTCTTTGTTTTTTCACCTAAAAGAGTATATATTTTAGATTCAACAGACTTAGAATATTCTAAACCTGCTCTAACATCTGATAGTTTTCCTTGTGAGAATGTAGAACCTTGGTGAAACATAATTGTTGCATATTTAGATGCTGTTCTCTGGCCAGTTCCACAAGTCAAGATAATGGCTGCCGCTGACTGGGCCGATCCTCTACATATTGTATTTACTTTTGTGTCTAACAACTCCATAAAGTCAATTATACCAAACATCTCAGAAACCTCTCCTCCTGGCGAATTGATAATCAAATTCAACGCGTCTCCATTGTATTTATCATCTCGCTCTCTAATCACAGTTCTAACTCTAGTCATAAAATCGAATAGTGAAAATTCTGCTATCTCTCCAACTAAATATAACACACTCTCTGGAATCCAAACGCCGCGGTCTGATTCTTCCCACTTTAGATTGTCCATGGTCTGTGGAATTTGCATTTGTTGTTTTTCTTCTCGTTCTTTGAATTGTTCTTCGTATATTCCCATACTAACCAAATAATAATAATTGTCGCTTATCTTGTTCTTTATTTGCATCCTTTATATTTCCAAATGATTTTCGGACTGTGTTTTCATGGTAGCCAATTGCATGTGCCATTCTAATACAAATAATCTTAAATTCTTCACAGGTCATTCCTTTAGGTATTTCAAACTCGATGCGCTTAGCTTCTTTAGTCTTTCCACCTCTATGATATATTAACCTGTCGGTCATGTCTATTAACATGTAAGTTCTCCATATTATTTAATTATTTATTTAATATAAACAAAATTATCTAAACGGTAAAATTTTTTAATACTTTTTTTCGTAATATTCATTTGAGTTAAATTTTCGTGGAAATTTTCCAGATATAATTCTACTCTCATATTTAATATATTTTTCAATAACCTTTTTATCTTTTTTCCATCTTAGGCCTGTATATTGTTTCTTAAGCTTAAATAACCTACTTCCTGCTTCTTGTTTTATCTTTTCTTTTTCTTTTTTAGATAACCTATTTCCTTTATCTTTTATAGTACTTATAGGAAGAGTTCCCTTTAATTCAGGTTGTTCTATTCCTCTGTGGAAAACCGTGCCATCTTTATCAACAAATACTTGCATCCACTTCCATCCTCTAGGTCGACCTGTTGATTGTTTACCATATGCTTCTGGACCACCATGGGCGTTGTTCATTATTTCTTGTACACAATCTGAACAAGTTACGGCTGTTGTGTCTTCACTGCATTTCGACATTTGACCACACCTCTTACATTCCATATGGCGGTACATTGTACCCTTTGTCTCATTCCACTTTTCACCTGGAAAATATTCTACGTAATAATCTAAAGGTTTTTTCCTTTCCATATACTTAATCCCTCTCTTATTTTATCTTTTGTTGATGAATCTACATTTCTCATGTTTGCAAGAAATTTCTTAAATCTTGCATCGTTTTTTGCGTCGTCTTCACCATATAAATCACCTGATTCTAGCTTTTCTAGTCTATCTACAATGGACGTTGTAGTTATTTTTTTAGGTCTTTTGACTGGTTTAGCTTTTTTTTCTACGATATCAACTTTTTTTTCGTGTTCTTCTAACTCTTTCATTTGCTCTTCGGTAGGTTCAACTGTTACTTCTATCTCTCCTCCGTCAAGTGTTATTTCTTCAGGTTCTGGTCCAGTATAATAGTCGGCTGCTTCTGCTTCTGAATAATATTTTTCTTTCGGTTCTTTTCTTATTTGTGCAAACGCAAAATTTGATGTGACAACCAATGCTATTGCTAGTGGGTCAAACACAAATATAATAAGTAATAAGAACCAATTAACTACTTTGTCCATTGGCCATCCAGTTATTCCTGCTAAATACCTTAGTGGGCCTAATTCTCTTTCATCTTCATTTGATATTTCTTTATTTAATAGAGCCATGTCTGTAGTTGTAATTGAATCTAATATAGCATCTAACTTTAAGTTTATATTGTCTCTATCTGTAATGGATGTTTTTAATTCTGCTTGAAGAGCTCGTCTTGCTGAACTACTTGATGTTGTAATTACTTGTTCAGCTTCTGAATCATAATATTGTACTTGTGTTGGATTTGATAGTGATATTCTTAAATCAGAAATAGACTTATTTAATTGTGTTTTTTCTAATATTAAATCTTCTTTTGTTTCACCAAATCTGGTTTGTTTATGTTCAAGTATTACAAGTGACTTGTCCAATAGCTCTGACTGAGTTGCTGTTGATTGGTATGCTCCAGACAAGAATCCATAAATACCTCCTGATGTTATTACCATTAAAACAAAACAAGCTACCATTAGATAGCCCCTTAATATTTTATTTATAGCGTCCCAGTACTGGTATAGTAATGATGCAACTACTAGTTTTGCAAATTCTAATGAGCCAGCCATTATTATTACTTGTGTACTCGCACCAGCAAATAACTTACTTAGTCCAAACACTGAATAAAATGCTGCACTACCTGAAACGGCTAATGCCGATAATACTATTAGAAATGGAAATATTCTAGCTTTCATGCTCTAAATTTATTGATTGTTCTACTGCTTTTATTAGTTCTTTAATTTTTACTGTTTGTTCTACAACATATGTATGGTCAGCTTTTCTTGCTCTGACAGCATTTTCTAGCGTATAAGCTAAATTGCTTGCTCTTTCTAATAAGTCACTAACTCTTTGTTTTGATTTCATAATTTTTCCTCTATATAACTATTATTTATTGTGTTAGAAATAGATATGTATATATCTTTTCTCCATTTGGTCCTGTTTTATATCTTTCTTCTATGAAAACATTTCCGCGATCTATTAAAAGATCTTTTACTGCTTCTAGTTTTGGTAAATCTTTACTGCTTATTGCTAATTGGTCTCCAACCAGATGAACAGTTAAAAATCTTCCGGCATCTATCATATATGACTTTACCTTTGAAACTCTATCTATTTTTTTAATTTTGTCAAGCTTTTTGATAAAGGCTAAAACTCTACTTGGAGGTACTAACCTTTTATTTGTCGCAACTCTAGTCATATAATATTCTATTTCTGATTGTAAAAGTGAATTAAACCATCTATCAAATTTGTCAATATTATTGTTAAATAATTCTCGTCTATCTTGTATATCAACCATTTTCCAGAACTGGTCAGACAGTATCTCTGTACTTTGGTCTTCAATGAACTCAACATATTCTTTTGCCTCTTTTATAGAGAGGCCTTCAAAGAAATTGATGAATTCTGAGAATTGGTCTAGGACAGGATCTGGTTCTTGGATTTTGAATAATTTTTTTGTTCTCAACGGACTTATCCTTGTAATAAAATTATCCAAATCATATTTATTATACTTCCAAAAATCAGATTTAGGATCTAAGACATCATCAATTAACCAAGTTACTGTTTTGTTCATAGTTTTCTTCTTGTGCCACCACCCACCCAGCTTAATTCTTTTAGCTATCTGCGACGTCTCAGACGCAAATTCGAGAGGGTAAGAATTACTAATGACCCTCTAATCTTTATCCAACCATCCACCGAAGCTTTAACGACGTGGCTTCTTTTTGCCGTTGGTTTTGGGTGCTTTATTAAGCAGCCATTGCCATTTCAACTTGTTCGCCAGTTGTGCGGTTGACCTTCCTTATACCCTTATCATTGTGTCAAATCCAGTCACCCCCATGTTGTTATTCTGTTTGTGGAGGTGGAGGGTATCGAACCCTCGTCCAACAATGTAGCTAATATAAGTACTAGCGGTCATATATAAATATCGTTTTATTTGTTATTATTCTATAATCTGAGCATCTTTAATTGTTCTACACAATAAGAACATCTCGCCATGTCTTAATACATGGTCACAATGGTGTGATTCAACCCATACTTTTAACACTTTCATGTAAGCTGGTTCATCATCTCGAGGAATATCGTATCTTCTTGGGTCACAATCGGAAACGTTAATTCGTCTAACCACGTGATATGCTTCATTTCCATTATAGAATATTTCCTTCATAACTATTAGCCTGCGGGCCAGTTTTTAGTTTTTGTCTATAACCTTTTTAATTTTATTGTCTATACCAAATTTGCATTGTAGCCACGTTCTTTCATGAAAATAATACAGTACCATTTTAGTAATTATTTCTAGTCCACTAACTGTTAAACCTGCTGTTGGACTACCTGTTACTAACCATGTTAAAAGAAATGTATCTGTACTAGCTACAATTCTCCAACTGAGTGTTTTCAGAATGCTTCGTTTTTTACTTGCAATTTGCATCATATAGACTCTACTTAATTGTTATCGTCTTAGGCCTACTCTCTGGAGTAACTGGAATCTCTATTTTCAAGAGTCCATTCTCCATCGATGCCGCAATCTTTGTTAAATCAAACTTAGGACTAATCTTCCATCCTAAATTAAAAGACCTCTTCGCAATACCTCTATGTATATATTCTCCTGCGTCGAGGTCTGAGCTATTTGATTCGATACTTGGTTTTGTATAAGAAACTTTCAAACAGTTTCCATCTTCAACCTCAAGTTCGATATCTTTTTTTGCTAATCCTACAGCTGCAATCTCAAATAACAAAGCATCTTCAGTGTGAATAATGTCTACAGGATGGTTAATCTTCCTGTCTACGCTAGTCTCAAATGCAGATGCTTGGTCAAAAAAATTCTTAAATAATAAGTCTGTTGGGAAAAGTCTTGTGCCGAATGGCGTGTCTACTTTTAGTGTTGTCATAATAAATCTCCTTAAATAATTTTAATTTTGTTAAACATTAGTTTTAACATATAACC